AAATAATACTTAATAATAGTTAAAATAAATAGTTAAAATAATACTTAAAAATTATAACCTAATATAATTTATAAATGACCAATAAAAAATCTTCTAAACTTAGAGAAACTTTGAATTCAAATTTGCCAAAAGAAAGAATACAGGACAACGAAAAAGAAAAGGTTATTGATTTATTAGATGAAGACAGAACAATAAGCGGTCAAAAATATGTATGTTTAAGCTTTATTTCTCCTGAAAATCATATAAAAAGAAAGGAACTATTTTATTTCGAAAAGTATTTAAAGAACTTCGAGTTTAGAAAAACATTTGATAAATATACACAATTTCTAAATTATTTAGCATATAAATACAACTTAGATTTTAATGGTTTAACAAAAGATATGGAGGAATTTGTAGAAGAAGAGCGAGAGAATTTATTTGTAACATCATTAGAAGATGATTATAAATCGTTTATTGATGCAAAAGAGGAAGAATTACAAAAAGAATATAGCAGCCAACATAATTTTCAAACAAACACACGCGGAATCAAAGTTAGAGGTGTATTTGGTTCTCAAGAAGAAGCAGAATTAAAGTGTAAAATGTTGCGTGAAGATGATCCAAATCACGATGTTTATATTGGACAAGTTGGTATATGGTTACCATTTCATCCCGAAGCATATAAAACAGGTAGAGTAGAATATTTAGAAAAAGATTTAAATGAACTAATGGCACAAAAGAAGAAAAATGATGAAATTTCAAAAGAGCAATTTAATGAGCGCGTAAAAGAAAGTAAGAAAAAGGCAATCCAAGAAAATATTGCTAAAGCCAAAAAAGAGGGCAATAAATTGATGCAAACAATTGACGAAGATGGTAACTTAATTAATGCTGATAGAATGGATGTTCCTGGTAAAAACTTATTGTTTGGTGACGGTTCAAACGATGATACAACTACTGCGGAACTGCGCAAAGAGCTATTTGAGGCAGAAGATGTGCTTGTTGGAAAACAAGAAAATAACGATCATGGTATTGGAGAGATTTTAAAGCGACAAAAAGAACGTGCTGAAAAGCTAGCCACACTTGAAGAAGATGAGCCGGTGATAGTTGAAGAGGAAGATGCCGTTGAAGCTGAACATGACACTAATGCTGACACTGAAGAAAAAGCTTAACCCTAAGTTTTTTACATTTTATATACTACTTTTTATATAAAATGTAAATTTTTATTAGAATTTAAAATTGATTTAAAAATAATGTGTCTATATTAGAGAAACTATAAAGCAAAGCTATAATGGAAACAAGTGAAGCACAAGCACAAGCACAAGACACAGGAAAATTCAGAACAAATAATAAAGATCAATTTTATACGCATGAAAATGTGGCAAAAATGTGTATTAACCTTATTACTAAAGTGGTCCCACATACAAGCACCTATTTATGGGTAGAACCATCAGCGGGTAACGGAGCTTTTCTACATAATATACCTAGTTCATATGAAAAAATAGGACTTGATTTAGACCCTAAAGCACCTACTATAATCAAACAAGATTACTTGAAATGGATTCCACCACATAATAAAAATATTATTGTATTTGGTAATCCGCCATTTGGAAGACAATCGTCATTAGCAAAGGCATTTATTATAAAAAGTTGCGAGTTTGCACATACAATAGCATTTATTCTTCCTAAGTCATTTATAAAACCAAGTATGTATAACGCGTTTGATTTAAAATTTCATTTACTACATTCAGTCGAACTTGAAAAAAACTCTTTTGTAATAAATGGCTCAAATTATGATGTTCCATGTGTATTTCAAATATGGAATAAAAACACTAGCAATAGAAAAGTTGAACCAAAAATAAATCCAGTCGGATTTATTTATGTTAAACCAAATGCACACTATGACATTGCTTTTAGACGAGTTGGTGCTAATGCTGGTAAATGTTATAAAAATGATGGGCGCACATTCAGTCCGCAATCCCACAATTTTATAAAACTTGACACTGCCAATGTGTGTAATATTGATAATATTGTTGAAAAAATAAATAATGTTACGTTTCCAAGCAATACACTTGGTCCTCGTAGTCTTTCACAATCTGAGGCAAATGCTGTAATTAATGTTATTATACAATCTCTTTCTTCCGCAATAGTCGACGAGAAGATGTAATAGACGCACTAATTGCTCCACCACGAAATTCATTGTTATTGCTTTTTGCAATTAGTTTATTTGGATTTTTTTCAATAAATTCTTGGAATTTATTAAAGGAACATTGAAGTCTGCTTTGAGAACTATTACACTTTATATCAAGATGAATTGCTCCACCCATCGTTTGTAAACTATCTCGCAAAATATACATTTGTTTATGTTCTTCTTGTGTTGGTTTTCTTTTTTGTGGAATAGATTTTACCAATTTATCAAGTTCTTCTATTTGGCAACGACTAAGACCTCCAAATAGTAGAGCACTACTAGCAGTTAAATCTATTTCTGTAATGGCTATAATATTTTTTGTATTATTTGTATCATCTTGATTATAATGAACTACAACCATGTGAAAAGAATTTCCGCTTGTCACGGCATCATATATGCGTAAACAATCAGCCATGCAAACTGTGTTTAAATTGCATGATGTTTTTATAGACACATCACAACCATCAAGACGATTTAGATTTGCTGGTAAGTCCATTTTGCTAGTATATTTTATTTGTTTATAGTCTTCAATAGTAACACCAAATACATTACATATGAGCTCACGTTCCCAAGAAAATCCATGCGCTTGAACCTCATTCCTTTGCATCATTTGCTATATATAATAGTTTTATATGTTAAAACACAAAGTCAATTTTATTTTATGCCTTTTTCCTCTTTTTTCTTTTTGTTCTTTTTGTTCTTTTTGTTCTTTCTCTTCGCGGACCGGCGGCAACAGCATTGCTAGCTTGTGCTTCGCTAGTTAAAGCTTCATTAACCACATCATCGCTTGGTAGTGGATTTTTGTTTATTGTTTTTTGCATTAATTCTTTGTATTCATCAATTTTGCCTTGGATAGCATTATTAGGTCTAAGATCATCAACAGTTAATGGGTCTTTTTCTATACGTGAGGGATCAGACGTATTACCAAGGCTAAGCCATTTTGTTATGGTATGTTTTTCATATGCCTTCTTAGTTTGGTCGCGAATCGCAGTTGGATACATCATAACTTCATTATCAATAGCACATAAACAATTCTCACAAAAATCTTCTATTTCTATTATAGGTAGTTTATGAAATTTACATACTACAATATATTCAGCATATAACTTATCATAGTTTTTTCTAAGATTATCTGTATCAGTCTTAAGCAAGGCAAGGCGTACATCTGGTGCTGGTTGCACAATATGGGCAAACTGTGCTTCTATTTCAGCTTGACGACGCTCACGGGCAAGATAACGTGCCCTTAACGCTGCATCATGGGCAACCATCTTTCCAAGTTCCCTATAGCTATCTATAATAACAGCATTAATGGGAACACCATATGAAACACTTCGTGTTTTAATATTGTAATAATAAGGACGCCGTCCTCTAGGGTGTATAAATATCCATGTACTAAGAGTCGTTATTGGTGTAGGAATTGCTCTTATACTTAGTGCGTTATTTCTTCTTGTTAATGATTTTAGCCTTGAGCTTAAACGCCTACTCATTATATATATATTAAATATTTAAAATATATATAAAATTATATACTTAATAATAGTATTATGAAGTAATCTATTATTGGCGTCGCTTATAGCTTCGCTTATAGCTTCGCTTAGAGCCTCGCTTATAGCTTCGCTTATAGCCTCGCTTATGTCTTCTATGTTTGGTAGTTTTAGGACGAGCAGCCATAGGATTATTTAAACTTTTAAATTCATTATCAAGTTTGTTTATATCAAAGAATTTATTATAAAACTTTATATATTCTTTTTTTGATTTAGATTTTGAGTTGTAAGCATCATATAATTCGGCTATTATTTGTACTTTATTGGTTAATAAAGTTGGAACAATATCTTTAATTTGGCTAACATTTACATTATTAAATATTATGTCATCTTTGCCTTTTGCATATTCTTTATATTCATAAAAATCTGTAAGTAAATAGAGCAAATATGTAATATAAATTATAGCATTTACTAAGCTAGATAATCTGTTAAATATAGTAATCTCTTCCGATTTATTTCTTGCTATATAATTTTGTGACTCAGCATTTTGTATTGTATCTAGTTTTGTTATTATATCATCATTTGCTATAGACAATATAAATTCTTTAATCTTAGGGTTAGTTATTATATGCGTTTCAATTATATTTACTGCTTTTATTATTTTTAATAAGTATTCTTTGTCTTCTTCTGTATAACTCATTATATATATATTAAATATTTTAATTATAGTTAAAATATGTTTAATGTGGATAAAAATGTTCGCTGCTAATTATGTGATTTTTTTCATAATATACTTCAACAGGAGCAATTGGTGCTTCTATATAAAAAATTAGACGCAATAAAATTAATATAGATTTATTTGCTACTGCTATTTTGCTAAATTGTAAATTAGTATATTTGTTTTTTTTAAATTGTCTAATCTTATGGGCCATTAAAATAGCATATTTTATATTTATGTAACCACAATTAACAGTATTGAAATATAAATTATACATTGTACCATTATTAAATAATTGCAACCATTGATCTATAAAATGTATAAAATCGCGCGGACTCTCGATTGAACCACTAATAGTTACATAAACAGTTGGAAAGTTAGTATAATCGTAGGTCGCCCACATATTAATATATATATTAATATGTGTATTTTTAATATTTAGTGCGCTGTAACGTAATAGAAGGCATTATTTATTAAATTTTATGTAAGTAAAAATTGGCGTTTGAAATGTAAAACAGGTTTAATATTTAGAAAATCTTTTTGAATATTTTGACCACCACTCCCTGTATTATTTTGCTCCCGTTGCAACGGGAGCAAAATTATTCTCGCGCATCAAGTTCTTGAATGAACTTTGATGAAGATGGCGCTGTTTCTGTAGCTATGGCTTTAGCTGTAGATGATTTTCTAGATTTGGAGCTGGCTTTAACTTTTGATTTTGTTCTGGTCTTTCTAACTAACCTTAAGCGTGTTCCATATTCTGCCGGTGCGGAACGCATTCTTATAGATCCTCGTGTTTTATTAAGAACTTCTTTTTTACGAAGCTCATTTATAATAAGCTTACAAGTAGATATAAAATTGTTGATTGATGAGCGAAGTGCTTGGTTTGGATACAATAACGTATTATTTAATTCCAAACCTGTTTTAGGGTCTGTATTATTTCCTTCTTTAAACCATTCTGCAATTTCACTCCATTCATATGTATGTCCGCCGGAGGTTGTAACCGGATTGACCATAATGTCTTGTGTTAAAGGACAGAAAAATTCATTTGGAAAGTCAATTTTTAATTTATATAAATTACATAACTCAGCAAGTTCTTCATTAAGAGATTCTGAAGTAGTTTGTGTTTGTGGATATGGATTTTTATTATGAGATGATACGGAAGCCCGTTCTAGTTCATTCACAATGCGTTCTGCTTTTATAACTCGCTCTCTAAGACCACTATTTTCATCATTTGAACTACTAAGATCATGCCTTAATTGCTCGATAGTTTCTTCAAAACTTCTAATTTCTGATTGTGTAAGCTCATAACCTGTAGTTTTATCATATATTCTATCCATTCTATCCCTTCTATCTATAGTAACCGGAATTAGACGGTTACGGTTACCATGGAGTCCGAGGCTAACTCTCCGAGCCCCTCTATCAGACATTTATATATATTAATAAATTAATTAAAACTAAAACTAAATAAATAACAATTAAAAACTAAAAACTAAAAAACAAAAAACAAAAAAAAACAAAAATAAATAAAAACACATTACCATTTAGTTTTACGCACATTAATTTTGGGACCTTTTTTCTTGTCTCTTATGTTTGGATCATACATTTCTTCTTCATTATCAGAGTCTAAATTTTTACTAATTTCCCAAAACTCTTTTGAGCCCAATTTGAATGTTTTATGATGATCTGCTTTATACCAAAAAATTTGGTCGTGCAACTTATTTGATTTAGCATTATTGTTAATTACTAAACATTCATAATTTTCAGTGCATTGATCCATAACTTGGCAAAAACTCTCAAATGTAGGAAACATACCAGCATAATTTTCATAAATACGCCGCCTATTTGCTATGTATGGCTCGCGCAATATAAAAACGTAATCAATATTTGTGCGCAAATTGGGGGGAATACCTAAAGGATATTGCATAGTGATGACCAACATGATCTTCCAATGACGCCCATTCATAAATAACAATCTCATCATTTTATCTTTAGTCCAAGTAGCATCAAACAAACAGTCATCCAAAATTACAAAGGCCCGAGGGTCTATATTAGATTTTTTATAAACCTCTACTTCTTTTCTTATTTGTTTCATTACCGTTTTTTGCCGCTTTAAAATGTTTTCAACAATAGCTGTATTATATTCATCGTGAATAAATAGTTTAGGAACATGTTCGGCATAAAATCCGTTTCCAGCTTCTGTTCCACTAATAACAGTTCCAATTGGAATATCTTGATGATAATAAAGTAAATCGCGAACCAAATAAGATTTACCTGTGTCGCGCCGCCCTATTAACACTATTACTGGTCCTTTATTTTCATCTGGCCTAAAACTAATAGATTTTATATCAAATTTTTTTAATTCCAATGTCATTGCTAACTACTTATTTAATAAGTATATTAAATATACTTATATTTAAACTTAATACAAATATTTAAACACTTTATATTAAACTATTGTGTTATATATTAAAAAAATTATTATAATTAATAAATTAAATGGAGTTAAACTATAGAAAAAATAATAACAAGGAGCTTTTTGAGGCAATTAACAAAGAAGAGTATTTAGATTTAGAAAAAACTCAAAATTATATTCCATTATACGAACACTATTTTAATTTAAATAGTACAAATTATAATTCCATTAATTTAAATAATAAATTACAACTTGAGTCTATTTTGGAAAAAGAGAGCTATAATAAATTTGTAGGAACAGTTGTAGATAATAGCAATAATAAGCATACTAAAAAAATGTATGTGAAATTTAGCCCATTAGTCGACCCAGTCAAATATATGCTTGGTAAATACGATAATAGTTATAATATATTAGAATTACCCAAATATAGTATTACAGACTACAATAGTAATTATAAAAAACTTGCTGATCCAAATAATTCAGCATATATTGATGGGTTTTTTTCCTTTTTATCAAGTTGCCTACTAAATGACTATAATTTTTATAATGGAATAAATTATTATGGTGGATTTTTAGGAATAAAAAATAATTATAAATTTGATGTATCAGAAGATATAGAATATTTAGCCGAATCTGATCATTTTCATAGTCATAGAAATAGTATCTTCTTTTTAGAAGATAATGA